TATTGGAGTGGAAATAATGGCAATATCACACATACCAAGATCAGTTGGGCATAATTTTGTTCCAGAATACCAAATTAGTTCAGTCCCATACAATAAAACATCAGCTGATACAACATCGTTAGTTGTGACAACTGCAACAGGAGCCATTGTTCCTGCTGGTAATGCAGATGACGATGACAAAACTGCTATTGAAAGACTTGACTTTCCCAAAATAACACAATGGATACAATTCAAGACCCTTGTAGGAGGACAAATTAAAGTATTTTTTAGTAGAAAAGATGCTGCTGCAAATAACAATAACTGTATAAATCTTTCTGAGAATGAAGAAACATATCCATTACGCTTAAGATGCACAAGTCTTTATTTTATAAATAATCCAAATGATAATTTACAAATTAGAGCAGGTCTGACATCTATCGATAGATCAGAATTTACAGAAGTTGTAGAAACATTTTTAGGTGATACAGAGTAATGGCAAAAGTAAGTCGTAGTATGCTTAAGAGCATTGTTAAAGAGTGTTTAGTTGAGTTGCTTGCAGAAGGACTTAGCGGCGGAGACACAGAGTCTTTGGCCGAAAGCATTGAAAAGAGACCACGAAAGAGTATTCCTAGTGAGTCACAGAGTGAAGTCTATTCAAACTTTAACAAGCAAATGAAGGTTAATGCAGGTTTTAAAGAAAAAACAAAACAGGTAATATCCAATGCAACCAGTGATCCAGTGATGGCATCTTTATTGGAAGACACAGCAAAGACTACATTGCAAGAACAGAATTCTGCTGATCGGCCAAACCAATTTACAGCGAAACCAACCGACACATATAGTCAAGTTGTAAGTGAAAGTGATCCAATGGAGATGTTTGGAGGTGCTTCCAACAATTGGGCAGAGCTAGCATTTTCAAATAAATAAATAATATTTTTTGTCTTCTTGACATATTTAAATTCAAAACATAGTTTCACAAGTATGGAGATTAAATATGTCAAGAAAAACAAATCGTACAGTAAGTATTACCCCAGCTACTATTCGCAGACTAGTTCGTGAAGAGAGAGCACGCCTCAATGAGACACTTGAGCTCAAGCTCCGCCACCCCACAGATGCGCCAAAAAAGACTCGCGAAGTAGATGCAACTGATTATGCAGGTACACTTGCTAAGTGCATGGACTATTACCAAATGTGCAAACTCAAGGAGTCAGCACTTGTCGACGAGCTCAAGAGCCTTCAGGAAGTCAAGAGAGAGCTCCGCAAGCGTATACTTAAAGGTATCTGATTTAAAAAACGACTTCAATAAACTGAAAGGAAATTCTCATGGCAGGATATAATAGACCAGGCAATCCTCAAGATGAAGGTAAATTTATTAATGCAACTTCATATAACTCTCAAATAGTTAACCAGAGAGATGCTTATCTAGGTCGACCACAAAACAACAATAGAGATCACGGTATTGCATCAGACACTTCTATGTTATTTAGTGGTTTTGAAGCAAACAAAATTATTGAAGCTGCATCTAAAGAATTTTTGTCTGAACAGATTGGTGCATTTAGCAATCCAGACTTTCCAGAAGATTTTCAAGCAGACCAATTTAAGACATTTAAAGACACAATTGATGAAGCAAGTCAAGCTGTAAATATGCCTCGTGATGGTGCTATGCCAGGTGTTGGTCCTACTTTGGCTACCCAAAAAATAGAAGATGCATTGTCTCCTAATGGCTTGCAAAACAACTTTGTTGGTGATGATAATATTCGATCACGAGGTTTCGGCTGGAAATCTACTTTGCATAACGGTGATGGAGGAGTAGGAACAATTGGAAGTTATTTAAGTGACAAATATAAATTTGATAGTTCAGATAATACATCAGATCCAGTAATTCAAGGTGAAAATATTAATACTGGCTACGTTGACTATGACCAGCCTTGATTCTTAACTTTGAATATAAAAAATTTTTAAATGTCATAAGGTAAAACATGCCAAAAGCGCCAACTTATAATGGAAGTACAAATCCAAATGCCAAAGGTGGTGCGTTTGGTTATGATGGTAGAACTGGTTTAGGTATTGGTTCTTTAACTAAGCATCCTGCTAGTGGTTTAGGTTCTAATTGGAGCATGGGAGATGCTTTAAGTTCTCCAGTCGGAGAGTGGGACAAAGAAATAGCACAAGATGAGTTAGAAGAGTTTGAAGAAGAAGAGTCTGAAAATGGATTTGACGACTTTGCAGCAGACATATCTTCAAAAGCTCATATGTCTTTTCACAGGGGAGCAACTGACAGTTTAAGTCGTAGAGGAACATCTATTGGTTCTATGGGTGGAATTGGATCTGACATGTCAGCAGTAATAGGGCTTTCAGCTGGTAAAGTTACTGGTGGCAACGTAATGTTGGAAAATTATATTCGTGAGATACTTTGTGAATTAGATACTATGGGTGGAAGTATTTATGTTCGAAGCCTTCCAAAGGCGAAAAACACTGGTGGTGAAGAAAATAGAAATCTTTATCCAAGGAAGACCACAACTAATCATACAAATAAGATAGATAACTCTAGAACTTCAAAAAGTCCAGGAATTGATCATAAAGGATATGGACAAAGAGCAGAAATTCCTGACATGTATCCTTACTCTAGTTTAAAAAGACCGAAAGTTAATTCTATTAAAGATCACGAGAAAGCTGAGGAGTTCTTTAATAAAGGATATTCTACTTACGAAGAATTAACACATTCAGATTCTCAAGATGAAAAAGACGAAAGACATGTTGAGTATTGGAAAAATAAAAACAGATAAAATAAATTTTTAAATCATATATAAGTAATATAAAATATTGAGAGTAATATATGAGTAGTAATTTATATCTTGAAGCAATTGAAGCTGCTGAGCAGTTAAAAAACTCTGCTGAGGAAAAGGTTAAACAGCGACTGATTGAGTCTTTGACACCTCAAATTAAGATTCTTGTTGAAAAGAATTTAATGGGTGAAAAAGGTGACTGTTATGAAGATCTTGACGAAGAAGACTCTGTAGAAGAGCCTGGTGACAATCAAGAACAAAGTGATGAGCTTGATGACAGTCAAGAAAAAAGTAATGAGCTTGAGTCTATTAGCGAAGTAAGCTTAGATGAAGAGTCTAGAAGAATATTGTCTAGGTTTATTACTGGTAATGCTAAAAAAAGTGCTTTAAGGGAGAAAATTTCTAATCTACGAGAAGCGATTAAAACTGTTAAAAAAGCAGCAATCCTCGCTGAAAGCACAAAAACTACAGCAAGAAGCAAGCAAAAAATTAATCTTCTGCGTAAAAATATTATAAAAGAAATAAAATTAATCAAAAGCAGCTGTATAATTAATTCTGATAAAACTATTATAAAAGAATATTACAATCTATTGAAGGAGTTAAATAATATGTCAACACGACGTAATACAAGAGGACAGCGTTTCCTCGATGAGTCACTTGATGATTTACTTGAAATGAATCTCTTTGAAGATGACGAAAAAGATCTCGAAGATGATGAAGAAGATCTCGAAGCTGACGAAAAAGAGCTCGAAGATGACGAAAAAGAGCAAGATGATGATGATGACGACATTGACTTTGACTTAGAAGGCGATATGTCTAGTTCAGAAGGCGACGTAGGACCTGATACAACTGTTAAACAGCTAGCTGCTATCGCCGGACTCCTCGATGAGGATGACGACGACGATGCTGAAAACATCGAAATCTCTGAAGAAGGATTATTTGAGTCTGACCTTGATGAGCTGGATGATAATATTGATGAGATGGATGAGATGGGCGAGATTACAGACGAAATGTATACTGAGTCTAGACGTCGCGATCGTTATTTAGAAATTGATGAAAACATGCTTAAGAGAGAGATTGGTAGAATGAAGACTCTTCGTGAGGGTGAGGCAAAAGATATGGCTTCACACTTCGGAGGTGGTTCACTAGAGGGTGAGGCTTTTGTTGACGGCGTTGAACTCAACAAGCTTCATGAGATGAGAAATAAAGCTGCAAAGGTTGTGCGCAAGAATCGCATGCTAGAAAGTAAGCTTACTCAATACAAGAAGGCACTTCGTGGAATGAAGGGCCAACTCTCAGAAATGAACCTCTTTAACGCAAAGCTTCTTTATGCTAATAAGCTCATGCAGAACCGTGAGCTCTCAATTAAACAGCAACGTCACGTTGTTGAGAGCCTCGATGAAGCAAAGACTCTTGGTGAGGCAAAGATCTTGTTTGAAAGCCTTTCAAAGTCGCTCGTAAGCAGTAAGACTTCAAGAAACAGCAATAAAAACCTTAACGAAAGTGTTGCAAGAAGAAGCTCAAGAACTTCTTCAACTTCTGTTCGCAGTGCACAACCACGAAATAGCAATGTAGCACTCGATCGTTGGGCAACTCTCGCTGGTATCAAGAAGTAATCAAATTTAACACGTTTTTAATTAGAATATAAAAGGATAAAACATACATGAGTTTTTCACTTAAAACACTTACAGAAGGTATTAGAGACCGCCACGTAGGCCAGCAAAACCAGCGCCTAGTTGAGAAATGGTCTCGCACAGGTCTCCTTAGAGGCATGGAAGAAGTAAACCGAGAGAACATGGCTACTCTCCTTGAGAACCAGGCAGCACAGGTTCTTCGCGAGAGCAACACAATGAGCGGCGGCGACGTCGGCGGTTTCACTAACATTGCATTCCCAATCGTTCGCCGCGTCTTTGGTGGCCTTATTGCAAACGAGTTAGTATCTATCCAACCAATGAGTCTCCCAAGCGGTCTCCTCTTCTATCTAGATTACACCTACGGTAGCAATGCTGGCGATGGAGCTTTTACGAAGGGCGAGTCAATCTACGGTGCACCAAGCGGACGTGATATCCAGGGTGGCGCTGACGCTGTCGGTGGTCAATACGACCTTGTAGGTAGCGGATTCTCTCGCAAGCACAATGTCGTCGAAGCTGCAGTAGGTGCTGATGCAGCAGAAGTTGAGTCTGCAACATCTAATCGCACAGAGCTGCGCGGTGAT